CGCCATCGCTATCGGCGGATTTCGATCAGCGGAATCGAGGTAATCGAGCCGAGCCGTTCGATATCCAGGGTCACATCCAGCCGATCGGAATCGAAGCGCACGGGCACATCAAATTCGAAGCCGGCCGTAACGATCACGCCCGCGCCCGGCGCGGCGGCGAAGGTAATGATCCCGGTTGTTATATCGGCCGACCAGCCCGAGGCTTGCGGAACGCCGTCAAGCGCGATCAGGACGGTTCCTGCCACCGGTTTCCGGATGCGCCGCGAATAGCTTTGCGCGCCGGATACGTACGCCTTCACCAGCTCGAACTGGGTCTTCTCGCCGTCGCCTTCGCCGATGATCTGATCCGTTGCCGCGGGCGTTTGCGAAGGCAGGCAGGATTTGTAATCGGCCCAATCCTTCCAGCGGAAGCCATGCAATGGCCCATGCCGCGCTTCGAAGAAGGCGATCACCGCCGCGAGCTGATCCGCGCGGCGGATGCCATAGGCCGCGTCGTAGCGGCGCCGGCTATCGGCCCATGGCGAATTCCGTTCCTCATCGCCCGATGCCAGTTCAACGATGCGCGTTCGCCGTTCGGGGCCGCCCCGCGCGCCGCGCGAGATATCATCNGGGAATCGGATTTCATGAAACGCCATGGCCTACAGCCCCCGCGATCCGTAGGCGACCGCCCGCGCGAGATCGGCCGCGATTTGCGTTCGCGCTCGCCGGAAGCCTTCGACATCGGGCGTGCTGATATTGATCGTAACGCCGCGGCCCCGCTCCCATTCCCGCGCTTCCCGCCGGTTCAGCACCCGTTCGCCGCGTTGCAGGATCGCCGGCATTTCATCCGGCCGCAGGCCAAGCATCCCCGATCCATCATGCAGGCGCGGCGCGGCGGCGAAGGCGAGCGCCGGAACCGTACGGGCGGCGCCATCGCGGCCGGCAATGCCGCCGCCATGGAGCGTTACAGTGCGTAACCCCGCCCAAGGATCGACACTGCCACTGCCCAATAAACCGCCGAGCCAACCCGCAAGCGGCCCAAGAACGGCTTGCCGGATGGAAAGCCGCGCCAGATCGGCAAGCATCGAGGATATTAGCGAATGGAAATCGACTTTCCCCTGCTGGACAAACTGCGCGACGGCATCTTCGGCGCCGGAGAATGCTTTGCTGAAGCTTTCTTCGATCAGCTTAGATGTCGTCCCGGCCTTTTCGGCATATTCATCCAGGAAGGCGATCGCTCCACCGAACAGATCGCCGGATTCGCGTAGCTGGTGGCGACGTTCCGTCTTTGCCATTTCCTCGAACCGATCCTGCGCCTGCTTGATGGCGCGCGAATAGATTTCGAAGCTGATCGCGCCGGCATCGAGCAGCCGGTTCAGGTTGGCCACCGTATCGGCGTATTCTTCCGCGGCTGTGCGAACGGAATGATAGACTTGTTCACCCTCCGACCGCAGTTGACGCATCGAATCTGCGGCCTTGTCGGTCTCTTCCTTCGTCCGCTTGATCGAATTGGCGATGGCGCGCTGCCGGACCTCCGAGAAGAACTCCTCGAGCGGATCGCTTGACATGATCTCGGCGATACGCCTGTTGCGCTCCTCCAAGGCCGCCAATGCGCGATCAGCAGCCGGATTCGCGAGTTCCTCGAGCGGCTTCAGTGCCCCGATTGGGGCGATATCGATTCCAGGGATTTGGTTTATCTTCTCTATAAGCCAGTCGATCCCCGCCGCAGCCTTTTGCACCATATCATTGACGCCGCGTATCACAGCGTTCACGGCACCAATGACAGCGCCTTCCAGGATGTCCGGAAGGCTATTCCAGACGGATTTGATGTCCTCGAATGCCGCGCGGAAGGAATTGATGATCAGGTTCCCGACCCATTTCACGCCCGCGATGATCAGGTCCCATGCGATCTGAAACCAAGGCGCGACGGCATCGATCGCCGGCTTCAGAATGCTGTAGAGACCATCCCGGATGACCTGCCAAACCGCCAGCGCGGTATCGCCGAATGTAACCGTGGCATCCGTGGTCTGGTTGATTTCGTATGTCATCCCGCCGATCGCGGCGGCAACCGCGGCCGCCACAACCGCTACCGGTGCCAGGCGCGCGACGAAGCGCCCGACCATGCTGCCGGCTTCGCGGATCGCCCGACCAACGCCGCCTTCTTCCGGGCCATAGATTTGCGCGATCTGCGCGCCCTGAAAGGCGAAGTTCTGTAGGGCGTAAAGTGGCGATTGAAACGCCAGCGGGATACCCTGCGCGATATCGATCAATTGGAATTGCAGATTGCGCGTTTGGTAGGATGCCGCCCGCGTGACGGTATCCATCTGCTGAATAGCGGCCGTTCGCCCCTTAATTGCGGCGATGCTTTCCAGTGCGGCGCGGCGTTCGTGGCTGATGGCCGCAGCCATTTCATCCGCGCTGATTGCGCCCACGCGATGCGCTTGCCGGATCTCCGACAGTTGCGTCCGGTAGTCGCGTATCACCGCGAAAAGCGGGTTATGCTTGGCGCGCAGATCATCGAGCGCGGAGCCGTAATCAGTGATGTCGGTCGCGCTCCGCTGGATGCGACCCGAGACGCCCGTAATCTGGTCGATGCGCTCCACGAGGGTTCCGGTTGAAGCCCCAGCCGCACGCAGGCCCGCCGCGGCCCTGCCAGCGCGATCGGCCAACGCCTCCAATTGGCGGAGCGCCGCGGAGGTCGCGCCTTCAACCTTCGCCAGGCCGGCGCTGGCCGGCGCCGCGCCCCCCGCGATCAGCTGAAGCGAGCGCTGCCCATCGGAGCCGATCGCCGCCAGATCGGCCTTGAACTTGTCGCCATCAACCGCCGATAGGCGAACGGAGACGCGGCGTTCAGCCATCCTTTTCTTCCATCTTTAGTTGGTTGTTGATCGCGCGCACCGCGATGGCTTCGATTTCCGGGAGGATTTCCGCGGCAACCAAGGTGTTGACGCCCAGCGCTTGCGCGAGCGCCATGCCGGCGCCCAAATCCCAGCCGAGCGCCGCGCCTGGGACGGCGCGGAGCTGACCGCCCATCCGAAGCGCCAAATCCCAGACCTGCGCCCCTTCAACAGTATGAGGCGCGTTCAGGACCGCCGGGCAATCCCGGCACGCGGCTTCGCATGCGGCGCAGTATCGGGCGCCCCCGCCGAAGTGCCATTCGGCAAGGGCGCGGATGCGTTTTTTTCGAGGTCCAGAGCGATGCCCTTGGCGATATAGCGAAGTTGGAAGGCTTCGAAGATCGGATAGCATTCCATCAGCGCATCGATCCCTTCGGGGGTAGGTTCGAGGGGATTGCCCTCCGCATCGCCGACGCCTTCCCATTGAATGATTACACGGCGGCCGACAACCTTCGAAAACGCCAGCGCGCGTTCCTCTTCGCGGGCATCTGCGGGCAGATCGCGAACCGCAGGATCGTTCCGAGCGGAGATCATAATTGCCGTCGTAAGCGGGAGCACCTCCACGCGAACCCCATGCCCAAGATCGAGCCAGCGAGGCCCCGAGCTTAGATCAAGCCGTATCATTTGAAGCCCCCATCAGGACGGGTTGTTGTAATCGGGCTGATCGTTGATCAGCGTTGCGGTACACATGCGGCCGAGCACGGAATCGCGCGCGGCCTGCCATTCAAACGTTGCCTGTATTCCGGCCGGCCCCTGAATCGGCAGGCGCGGTTTCGGCAGGTAGACCGCATGCGCGACCAGCTCGAAGGATTCGCTGGCCGATCGAACGAAGCTGAACTTCAGTTCCGCGGGCTCGCCATCGATCGCCTGATCCAGAAGCACCTGATCAGCGAACCGAACATCGATCGATCCGCTAAGTGCCGCGATCGTCGGATCGGCGCCTTCGATCTTGCCATCGTTGCGGATCGTCTCGATCCGATCGAGATTGTTCGAATAAGTAATCTGCGCGGAAACAATGTTACCCAAGGGCACGCCGCCGCGTTCGATCGCGCCGTTGAATTGGCCGAAGCGAACAAGATCGATATCGGTAAGCGCGCCCGCAACACTGGCGCCAGCCGGCGTTTCCCCCTGCGCGATTAGACCCACCGTGGCGGTAAGCAGCCCCGAACGCTGCATCTGCCAGGAGATCGTATTGACGACACAGCCGGCGACCATGCGGAAGCTGGGAACTTCCGGGTTGCCGGTCTCGATCGACATGGATGGAAGCGTCCAACTGCCGGATCGGAATTCATGCGAATACGGGCCGGTGCCGGTTGTGATCGGATCGCCGAAGGCGCCCTTCAACCAAATTCCCCATGCGCGCAGATCGATCGGGACGACGATATCGCCATCCGCGTTCTCGACATCCTTCACCGGCGGCAGCGGATCGCGGCCGTAGCCCAACAGTTCGGAATTAAGAAGAGGCTGCTCCGATCCCAACGTCGAAGACGCGAAGGGCATGCGCCAATAGGCCGGTGGCGCCGGCGGCGTGCCGTAGACGGATTCGAAGGCGAGCGCCAGTTGCGCCCGCGCGCCTTGTGCGCGTGCCATGTTCGATTTTCCTTTCTTCGATGATCAGGACAGAGGATCGAGCGGAACGCCGTAATTGAGGACGATCGGTAGCGACGCGGCCTTCAGCCCCGGCGCGCCTTCAACGGCGATATCCAGGGGCGCGGGCGCCTCCGCTTCTATCCAATCGCAACGGCCCCCCAGCGTCCGATCCGCGGCGATCGCGGCGCCGATCGAAATCAGCAATCCGTCGAATGCCGCGTCACGCGCCTGCGGCGTTGCGGCTTCGATTATGATTTCCAGTTCGGCGCGATGTTCATAAACGTATTCCGGCGGAGAAAGGAGCACATCGGGTTCGCCCGGATCGCCATCCCGCAGGATGCATATACCGCCAGCCGGCACGCGCTCCGGAAGCGTATCGTTGCGCAGCCAGCGCGGCCCGGCGATGGCGGCCAGCAGCGTAAAAAGCGCACCCAGGATTTCTTCGCGCTTCGACATTTCCACTAATCCGCTTCGATATCGGGCCAGTTCCGGACGATCAGCCCAGGCAGCTTCGCCTGCCATTCGCGGGTTGCCCGATCCAGATCAAGCCGCTTCTTCAACCGAACGAATGGAACCAGAAAGAAGATGATCGCCGAAAGGCGCCCTTGATCCGCCTTGCGCTGCGCCCGAACGGCGCGCCCGCGCTTGTTGATGCGCGCATCATCGGCAATCAGCAGTGCCGATTGGCCACGCCGATAGACGAACCGCAGGCGGACGCCCGTTCGCCGTTCCCATTCGCCGGGCGTAATACGGCCGCCGCGCAGGCCCTTTCCAGCGAGTTCCGTAGGAATTGCCAGCCAGAAGCCTTTCGCCGATCTGACGGTTACCCCGCGATCGAAGGCATCTACGATCTTCGATGCCCGCGAATAAACCAGCGCCGCGGCGGATACGCTTTCACCGCGTCGCGGGTAATATAGATCGCGGATGGTGCGCGCGAGCCGCGGCCCGAGACCGCCCGCGATGATCTGTCCGCGCCAATCCGCCTTCAGACCGCTTCCAGCCCGGCGAATCGCGGTCATAACCGCCGTTTCCGCACCCTTGATCTCGGCGGCCATGTGCTTGCGCAGATCGCCTTGAATGGCGGCCACGATGCGAGTGTTCATGGGAGTTCGGGCCGTACTTCCGCCGACCAGATCAGGCGTTCGTCATCGCGCAGGGGATCGCCTTGCACGATGTACCGATCGCCATCGATTTCGAAGGAGTCGCCGCTTTCAAGGGCCGGAACTTGGGCGATCCGTACATCAAGGAAGCGGGCCGCCGATACGAAGTGGCCCGATCCGAAGTTCGTAACCGTATCCGGCGCGCGCCAGACGATGCGAACGGGAACAGGCGCGCCGCCACCGCCTGGGCGCCAAAGCGCTTCCCGGCCGATGTTCGGATCGGCGAAAAGCGCCTCGATCGCGCCGGCGATTGCGTTCATGGCGATTAGGCCGCCGGAACGGTAGCGATGCCGTCAAGACGGACGCGGACCGTTGCGTCGCCGCCGGCCGCGGCGGCAACCGCGGTGCCGATCGGATAGTTGCCGGTGGCGGTGGCGGTGCATTCATTCGCGCCGGCCGACCAGTAGACCCGATCACCAACGGCGAATGCATCCCCGCCGGCCTTCGGGAGATCGAAGACGCCCATCGTCTTGATCGGAACATCGGCGCCGTTGGCCGCACCATTAACAGCCACGCCGAAGATCGCGCCGACAACCACGCCATCGCCCGAATTAACGGCCGCCGGGGCGGCAACCACAACGGTATCGCCCGGTTGAACGAAGTTTTTCATCGAGGTTCTCCTTTAGAAGAAGGAAAGGGGAGGCCGCGCCGCGAAGGCGGAACGGCGCGGCCCGAGGCGCCCGCCGGGAGGAAGGGCGGTCGCTTATGCGGATCAGGCCGGATTCGCGCCGGCGTTCTTGTAAAGGCCCCGGTAATCCAGCGCCTTCGCCGCGAAATCGTGGCGCACCTTGAATTCCACGCCATCGACCTCGAAGCCCGCGCGCTGATCCAGGAAGGGTTCCATCTGCCCTTCCAGATGTGCGTATTCGATCGTATCGACCAGGTTCGGATCGGCGGCCATGTACCAGGGCTGCGGGCCGCCCGTGACGAACAGGCGCGGTTCTTCGACCACTTCGAACGATCCCGCGAAGGCGTTCACATCCTGCGTCGAATTGGGCGTCGTCGCCGCCACCTGCTTGCGGGCTTCAACCGAGCGCTGGCCGGGCGGCACAAGGATGAAGCGCGGACGGTTGGCGATATATTCTTCGCCGTCCAAATCCTTCTGCTGGGCGAACATTTCCAGCGCAGCCGAAAGCGCGGCTTCATTGATGACCGACGCCGTTCCCAGATTACCGTGATCGGCATGGAACAACGGCGTTCCGTCCGCCAGCGCGGCGTTCGCGATCAGCACGTTGTAGACGATCGCCGATTCCAGATCGGCCGCGCGCTGGCCGGCTGTTCCAACCGCGCGATCGAAGGCGCGCAGATCATCGTTGATGATCGCCTGCCGCGTAAGGCCGACGATGCGGCCATAAGTGGCGAGCTGATAGCTCTCGCGGCCTTCCGAAATCGTGCCGTACGAGAATTCGGCGCCCTCCATGACCGCCTTCAGGGCGGGGAAGTTGCCGATCTGCGTAGGATACATCGGCTTGAAATCGGTGGCGGTAACGCCGCGCGCCCAGCGTTGGAACGTCCGAGGCGTGGAGGCATAGGCGCCGCGCAGGCGCTTGCCGGCGACCGCCGCAAGGATCAGCGGAAAATCGCTGGTCGAATGCAGCCCGGCCCCGCGAATCGAAAGCGGATCAATGCCGCCGGGCACCGAGCCGCGCGTTGCCAGATGCGCGATTTCGCCGGGCGTAAGCCCGCGGCAACGGATACCGGCGGTTTCGAGACAATCTCGCGCCAGATCGAGCAGCGTCATGCCGCGATATTCCCGCGCCCGTTCCGTGATCTGGAACAAACCCGGCTGAGCGCGATGCAGGATCGCTTCCACGATCGCTTCGCGCCGCGTAACCGTGGCCTCCAGGCCGCCGGCCGGCATGGATACCTGGCTATGGCCGATGCCCCGTTCATCGCGCTCGGCAAGATGATCGAGGATCTGCGAGCGAGCCGCTTCGACGTCAACGCCATCATCGATCAGCTTCTGAACGAAGGCGCGATCCAGCTTGAAGCGATCGCCCAATGCGTTGATCGCGGCGATGCGATCGCGCTCGGCCTTGCGAACCTGATCCGCCGAGGGCGCGGCGGCGGTTGCCGCCGGGGCGCCCCCCGCGGGTTCGCCGCGGGTTTCGATCGGATCGTTCGCGCTGGTTTC